CTAGTGCGCGGCAACCGAATGGTCGCTTTTGGGTGAGAAGCGGTCGCGGGCGCGCGCAAAATACCGCCAGCTGACGTTGCTGCCTTGATGAAAAAAGTTCCGGCTGAGCGGACGGTGTGCGCGGACGAAATTCCAGATCGAGTCCACGTTCGCCGGTGGTTCGAGTCCGATTGCTGATTGAAGGAAAAGTATGAATACTTTTAATAACTTATAGCAGGCAGGAGAGGACTCACGCCAGAGACATAACTTATTGGGATGACATATATATTTCAAGTGCGGGAATCGTCTGTACTCACACTCGTATACTCGGCCTAAATCGATAGAGTGGTTCGAGTCTTCTTTTGCCCGGAACGGCCCATCCGAACTCGCGCTATTTTGCAAAAATTTCTTTCTAAAAACGCATGTCTGACATCAACCGGCTCTACTTCATAGCAGCACATGCCGCACGCGTTGCAGCTTTAAGAGCGGACGCGTGTCCCTCGAAGAGCAGCCTTCGGACGCCCCGGGATGGTTCGTCGCGCCGCAGCGATATGTCCGGAGTTGGCGCATAAGCCGACATTGCACCGACAGCGTCCCGCGCGGACCGGAGCATGGTAGCGAACTGACGATCCTATGAGGATATGGGCGGCACGCTGAGCTCGTTGAGGCGGATCTCGACGAGCGATTTGAATTCGCCGTCCGGGTATTTCTCCAGATAGGTTTGCAGCGATTCCGGGTTGTCGCTCTCGCGCACGGATTCCCAAAACGACAGCTCGACCTCGCGGTCCTTGGGATCGTGCAGGCCGCCCGCAGCCGAGGCGAACTCCTCAAGGCGAGTGCGCGCGAGGGCGACAAAGCTGCCTTCCGGATATTGCCTCAGATAGGCCTCGTAGTCGGCGACGCGGGTACTGTCCTTGATCGACTCCCAAAACAGGAGCTCGACCGATTGCGGCTTGCCCTCGGTCGGTTCGGGTGGCAGCTCGGAGAGCGACGGCAAATCGTCGAGTACCCCGCTCGGCACTAGAGCTGCTTCCCGGCCCGACGTGCTCTGTTTCGTCACGTCAGGGACCAGACGGAAGACGCGGATCGGCTGCGCGATGTTCTTGACGCTCTGTTCGCCGAGATCCTCGAAGCCGTAGGGGAGCTTGCGCCTGATATGGTCGTGGACGCCGCGCGAGATGCAGATGCCGCCGGGCTCGGCCAGCCCCTCGAGACGCGCAGCGATATTGACGCCATCGCCGAAGATGTCGCCGTCCTTCACCATGACATCGCCGATATTAATGCCGATGCGAAACCACATACGGCGTTCTTCGCCGAGGGCCAGGTTGGCCTGGGCAAGATCACGCTGGATCTCAACGGCGCATTGTACGGCGGCAAAGACGCTGGCGAATTCGGCGAGAACGCTGTCACCGGCCGTGCTGCAGATCCGGCCGTCATGCTGCGCGATGATCGCGTCGGTGATGGCTCGATGGGCCGAGAGCGTCGCCAGCGTGGCTTCCTCGTCGATGCCCATGAGGCGGCTATACCCCTGGATATCGGCGGCGAGGATGGCGACGAGCTTTCGCTCAAGAGGCGGCGCTTCCATGTCAGTCGACATTCCCCAGATGGCCGACCGGATCGACCGTGCCCCGTCGACATATCGCGTGGGGCTTTCTCGCCCGTGACAACGACTCCATCAAAGCGGATTCGCCCTTCGGTCTACGGCACATTTTTCATCGCCATATCAGCGTACACAGTTTTGAAAGATCGACTCGCTGTCATCCACGTGTCCGAGTCGAAATGAGCAGAATCAAGTTCTAATTTCCGATTGGTCGTGCAGTAACGACATTCAACAATGAATGGAAGAGTGCACACGCCGGGAACAGGTTAGACGCAAGCGCGTACCTATGCGTTGGTGCCGCAGTCAGAAACCGGCAAAATCAACTGCGTCCGTCTTCCCCATTGTGACCGGTTGCCATCCGGCGGTGCTTTGGATAACCGCCCAAACGATAATTGGTTCGCTAGCCGTGTTTCGCGGCGCTCAACGCGTGCAAGACCCTCCGATCGATGTCCGCTCTCGGGGTAAGCGGACATCGTGCCGTTGTATCCCAATGTCCCCTAATTACCCGAAGCGGCGCTTCACGCCCTCCAATTACCGCATTGCGAATGGTTCATTTGTCCCTGCCGGTGGGGCAGGAGCACGGCCGGACACGCTCAAAGGGAAATAGGCGTCGCGCCTGCGAGCTTCCTTCTGACCATTTAATAGATGTTTGACGGCGTAATGGTTACGACGTAGCCTTCGACGTCGCGTGCCAATCGGCTAGTGGGGTTGAGATAAGGAGATTCTACAATGTCAATTTGGACCATCGTTCTCATCATCTTGGTGATCGCATTGTTGGGCGGCTTTAGTGGAATCGGCGGCGGCCCCTTTTACGGTACTGGCTACTACGGCGGCGGCGGCCTCGGCCTTGTAATTGTTATTTTGTTGATCTTGGTTTTGCTTGGCAAGCTTTGAACTGCCAAGTCCAAGTACCAAGACCCCACTCGCGGTTTTAAATCGGTACTACTCGGTCTTTCGGATCAATGACCGAGGCAGGCCGACTTCCACTTTTGATGTAGTGGTCGGCACCCGCTCTCGGCATCAAAGTGCTATAGGGTTTCGTCGGAGGCGACGAAAAGGCCCGCTGTTTTTCCGCAGTGCGAAGTGACGCTATTGGCCCGAAACGGTCGAGCCGATAGTTGGCCTTCGTGTCCGTTATCGGGCGTCTAACTGCCGCGCCGACTTATTGCAGTCGAGGCAGAAAGTGACCGATGCTGTTGAAAAAGGGCTCGTGATTTTCAGCGAACAGTGATTCCGTCTGTTGGAGGTATTCGGCGGCGGAGGCTTGCCATGATGGGTCGTCAGACGGGCGATCAGAGCCAGTTGTTTTACCTATTCAACCTCGAACGGCGCATTCCGGCGGGCCATCTGCTGCGTCGGATCAATCCGGCAGTGACGCGGATACTGGGCGAACTTCGCGAGAAGCTCGTGCCGTTCTACAGCGAGATCGGCCGGCCATCGATTGATCCCGAGCTGATGATCCGGATGCTGATAGTGGGCTACTGCTACGGCATCCGTTTTGAGCGGAGGCTGTGCGAGGAAGTCGAACTGCACCTGGCCTATCGATGGTTTTGCCGGCTCGATCTCGACGACAAGGTGCCCGATCACTCGACGTTCTCGGTCAATCGCCACGGCCGCTTCCGCGACAGCGACATCTTGCGTCATGTGTTCGAGGCGGTGGTGCGGGCCTGCATGGATGCGGGTCTGGTCAAGGGCGAAGGCTTCGCGGTCGATGCCAGCGTCATGGAGGCGGATGCCAGCCGCTATCACGGCAAGGCGCCCGATGAGGTCGACTGGTCTGTGCCGCAACGCCAGACGCGCGCGGTCAAGGAATATCTGGCTGCGCTTGATGTCGATGCGCAACCCAATCCCGACCGCAAGCCGCCGAAGCTGATCTCTCCCAGCGATCCTTGCTCGGCATGGACGGCGAAAGCCAACAAGCGCGTGCAGTTCGGCTACGGGCTCAACTACCTGATCGACATCGCAAACGCGGTCATCGTCGATGTGGAAGCCACACCGGCCAGAACCTATGACGAGGTCGCCGCCACCAAGACCATGATCACACGGACGCAGCAACGGTTGGGGCTCAAGGCCAAGCGCCTCGTCGCCGATACGGCCTACGGTACCGGCAAGTTCCTCGGTTGGCTGATCGAGGCCGGTATCACGCCTCACATCCCGGTCTGGGATAAGAGCACGCGGGAGGACGGCACCTTCTCGCGTGCCGACTTCACCTTCGTCAGTGAGCGTAACATCTATGTCTGCCCCGCTGGCCAATTGCTCACGACCACAGGCAGCGTCGGTGCGGACCACGTTGTGCGTTATCGTGCCCGCAAACGCGATTGCAGGGTCTGCCCGCTCAAGTCGCGGTGTTGTCCGAACACGTCGTCACGCAAGGTCACGCGCGATCAGAACGAAGAAGCCCGCGATCACGCCCGTGCGCTGATGGGCACGCCCGAGTTCGCCAAATCCCGTGACGAACGCAAGAAGGTCGAGATGCGATTTGCGCACCTGAAGACCCACCATCGCTTCGAGCGCATGCGGCTGCGCGGTCTCTCCGGGGCACGCGATGAGTTCCACCTCGCCGCCGTCGTGCAGAACCTCAAGACGCTCGCGGGCCAACTCTGGCGGCCTCCACCCGATGTGCTGGCAGCAAGCGTCGTGTGAGCAGCAGTTCCATCAAGCGTCAGGTCGGAGGCTAAACAGACCCTCCCAATCGGGAGAATAAAAAAGATCAAAGGCACCGACAGAGACCCGCACGCCGATCATCGGTGACTTTATCAACAGCATCGGGGCAAAGCGGACACGCCCAGTCGAAATCAGCGACGAGCTGGCAATGGGCTTAAACCGCCGTAGCAACTCGGGCCGCTGAGGTAATTGCCCGCCATAATGGGCTAAATCCCCCAGGAAAAATCCCCAGAAAGGACTGGCAATCCTCCGCGAACAGAGCGGTAGTGTCGAATATCGCGGACGCCTAGTGCGCTCTGAGATCCTGCCCCGCCGGCTTAATCGCCGAGGTGGGGCTTCGGCGGTGCGGCGCGATGCCGTCATAACTGAACAGAGGATCTCAATGTCAAAATCTTCGATGAAGCGATTCCCTGCAAAATCTGCCTCGTCCACTTTGTCGGCTAAGCCTTCTAAGCGAACCGCCGGTGAAGCTATTCGAGCGAACGCGAATGCCGGCTCGAAACAATCGCGCGTTATTGCAATGCTGCAATCACCTGCGGGAGCAACAATCGGAGCGATGATGAAGGCCACGGGCTGGCAACCGCACTCGGTGCGTGGCTTTCTTTCCGGCGTCGTGCGTAAGCGCCTGAAGCTCAAGCTCGGCTCGAAGAAGGTAGATGGCGGTCGTGTCTACCAGATCACGGGCGGGAACGCTGGTAAGGCAGTTGGGACCGCGCAACCCAACAGTCGTGCGGCATAGCTGCGATGCCGCGCGTTCGGATCGGTCCGGCGCTATTGGACCGAGAGCAACTCGACGCCGAGATCGCGCGCTTTCGCGATCTCGGCGTCGGCGAACTTCGCAGCCGCTGGCATGCTGTGTTTGGGCGACCGGCACCCCCTCACCTGCCCCGCCACTTGCTGTTTCGCATACTGGCTTACCGGCTCCAGGCCGATCGCTTGGGTGACTTGGACGGTGAAAGCCAGCATCTGCTCGACCATTCGGGGTCGCCGGAGAAAGCAGGACAAAGTGCCGTGGGTTTAGTTCGCCGTATTGCGGACGTGCGGCCGGGCACCGTCCTGGGGCGCGAATGGAACAGGCGGATGCAACGGGTGGCCGTTCTTGCGGACGGCTTTGCCTGGAATGGCGAAACCTATCCGAGCCTATCGCAGGTCGCCTTCGCCATTACCGGCACCCGCTGGAACGGGCCAAGGTTCTTCGGCCTTCGCGATAAGCCTCAGAAGGGAGGTTCAGCATGAAGGCCGGATCGGCCAAGTCAATTCGCTGCGCGATCTATACCCGCGTCTCGACCGACCAGCGGCTTGAGCAGGACTTTAACTCGCTCGATGCCCAGTATGATGCCTCTCAAGCCTATATCCGAAGCCAAGCCCATGCCGGCTGGACCCTGCTGCGAGCCAAATATGACGACGGTGGCTTCTCAGGGGGCAATACCGACCGGCCAGCCCTGCAACGCCTTCTGGAGGACATACAGGCCGGCAAGATCGACGTCGTCGTGGTCTATAAGGTCGACCGTCTGACCCGGTCCCTGGCGGACTTTGCCAAGCTCGTCGAGCTGTTCGACAAACATAATGCCTCGTTTGTCTCGGTCACCCAGCAGTTCAACACCACCAGCTCGATGGGCCGGCTGACCCTGAACGTGCTCCTGTCGTTTGCCCAGTTCGAGCGCGAAGTGACTTCCGAGCGTATCAGGGACAAGATCTCGGCATCAAAGCGGAAGGGGCTTTGGGTGGGAGGGATGGTGCCGCTTGGCTATGACAGCAAAAACCGGAAAATCACCGTCAATGAAGCTGAGGCTGAGCGGACCCGGACCATATTCCGCAGCTACCTCAAGCTTGGCAGCCTTAATCTGTTGATGGCAGAGCTACGCAAGCGGGGCATCGTCAGTAAGATCCGCAAACTCAGGACCGGGGATATGGTCGGCGGCATTCCGTTTACGCGCGGTCCGCTCTCGCACCTCCTTCGTAATCGTTTCTATATCGGAGAGGTCAGCTTCAAGGGCGAGGTGCTGCCGGGCGAGCAACCGGCAATCCTCGACAGGGACGTTTTCGAGGCCGTCCAGATCAAGCTGAGCGAACAGGCAACCAACCATACCGCCACCCGGATGCAATCCCAGGCGTTGCTGACTGGCCGCCTCTTCGACGATCGCGGCAATCGCATGAGCCCGAGTCACGCTCGCAAAGGAAATGCCAAGTACCGCTACTATCTATCTTCGACCCTGCTCAACGGTGCAGCGGACAGTGCTGGATCGGTGCGTCGGGTGCCGGCGACCGAAATCGAGGCGTTGGTGATTAGATCGGTTCGGGAGCATCTGAAACCCGCAAAGCCGATTGACGACCGGAACCTCGTCGAAACTCACGTCGCGCGAGTTGAGGTGCAGCCGAGGGAGTTGATAATCCAGCTCGCCCAACATGAGAGGGCCAATCGGAAGACATCAGCTGAGAGCTGCCTCCGCATCGCTTGGCACAAAACACCAGCAACACGGCGTCGTGAAATTCTTCTACCTGAAGGAGCCTCGCAACATAATGCTCGTCCGATACGAGCAGAAACACGCGCAACATTGGTCGCATCAATTGCTCGCGGCCGCCGTTGGCTCGATGAGCTCGCAACTGACGCTACGGCCACCGCCGAAAGAATTGCCAAACGCGAGGGGTGCACCGCCCGTAAGGTCAACATGACAATCTCACTGGCATTCCTCGCGCCTGATCTCATCAAAGCGGCGATTGACGGTCGACTTCCGCATGGCATGGGCGTCGTCCGTCTCGCCGACCTGCCCGCCGAATGGTCCAAGCAGCACCAGATGCTTGGCCTTTCTGCACTTTAATTCCAGATTCGAACCGCGTCTCTGCGAACTACAGTCTCCGTTTCCGGGAAACGGGTTTTCGCGGGCAGAGACGGAGGCGCCGGAAAGACGTCCGAGACTCAAACGATCTTCTGCAGAGACGAAACGCGCAACCAGAACCCCGCCAATTCGGGCCAAGTCGCCCGGAGGCAGGAAATCTCCCTTTGCGCGAGAGTGCGTGGTGGGCCCGGGAGAAGTCCCCTATTCCTTTCCGCACGGCACTTTAACCAAAAGGTGCGGGCGAAAATGCCCCATTGAAGTGCAAAAGTAATTCGCGACCTTACCCGCACCATCATCACACGATGAAATTGATCGCGCTTAAAGTGCCGCGCGCCGCCTAAATTCTGGCGCCCCGTGAGCGCAATTGTGCCGGTCCACTTCCGCATCGGCTGAGCGCCGGACGCGCCCACGGCCTTCCTACGGGGTGACGTCCAAAAGAGGCCGGTGTAGCCTGCGCGGCCATGCCGATCGACCCGCCGCGCCTGGTCCGCGATTTCGATGTGCTCGCCCCGTCCGGCCGGCGCCATCGCTTCCGGTACCGCTCACGCATGGAGCGGGTAGGCGCCAGGACAACGCTGTGCGCCCTTCTGATCATATCCGGGATGATCCTGTGGGTGCAGCTGCTCTGGGTCTGGCGATCGATCGCAGGCCTTTTTCGCTGAGGTGACCCGTTTGCAGCGGCCTCTCCGAATAGTAGTATAGTTCACGGCATGCATCCTGCGAGCGTGATGGGGGCGCTCTCGCATGGAGCAGTTTGCATTCGCATATACGGTCATTGAACGCATCGAGCGCGCCGGGACGACGACTGAGGTTCTCAACGAAGTCGCGCGCGCCGCGCATCATTTTGGTCTCGATCACTTCATTGTGGCTGGCGTACCGGCACCGGGGAAGCACCTCGAACCGTATGTCCTGATGAACAATTGGCCGAAAGGCTGGTACGAACGCTACAACGGCCGTGATTATCTACATGTCGACCCGGTCATCCGAAAATTGCGAACGACGACTTCGCCCGTGGTGTGGACCGATGCACCCTACGATCCATCGTCCGACAAGAAGGGCCACGCCGTCATGCGTGAAGCGCGCGAATTTTCGCTCAACAATGGGCTGTCCGTCCCGATCTACACGCTGTCGGGCGACCAAGCTGCATTCTCATTTGGTGGTGCTCATTTCGAGCTGAGCACTCCGGATCAGAAGGCGCTTTATCTGATTGCGATCTATGCCCACAACAAGGCCCGAGGGCTCCGTGCCATCACCAAGCCGAGCAACGCCCCGAAGCTTTCGCCGCGCGAGACCGAAATTCTTCAGTGGGTCGCCTCCGGTCTCACGTCTGCCGATATCGCGGATCGACTTCACATTGGTTACAACACCGTAGAGACGCATGTTCTGAATGCGTGCCGGAAACTGGATTCTGCATCCCGCACCCAGGCGGTCGCAGAAGCTATCCGCTTCCACCTCATCCCATAACACAAATCTCGGTCCCTCCTGGGAAACCAGGATGCCGTACGTTTTGATCGCGGATCACGCTGTCCCCGTCGTGTTCACCAACACCACGGGAACTTCCAATGATCAACGTCATCGAGGGCGTTCGGCCTGGCGAGAGCCACATGCTGGACGAGGCAATGCGTTTGCGTCACCGCGTTTTCGTCGAAGAGAAGAGCTGGCAGTCGCTGCACCGCGCGGACGGACGCGATATCGATCAGTTCGATACGCCAGCGACAGTCCATCATGTTGCGATCGTTGACGGCGAAGTCGCGGGCTATCAGCGCTTCAACGCCACGACCGGTCCGCATCTCCTGGCCGACGTGCATGGTGAGCTCTGTGACGGTCCCTTTCCGCGAGGAGTCGACATCTGGGAATGGTCGAGGTACTGCGTCGCGCGGAAATATAAACGTGACGGCGTGTTCTGCGATGTGGCGTCGACGCTATTGATCGCGACGCTCGAATGGGGCGAGCCACTCGGCATCCGGCAGTTTGTACTTGAGTTCCATCCGATCTGGATCACGCGCTTTCTCGAACTCGGCTTTGACGTGAAGCCCCTCGGCCTGCCGAATGATTACGACGGCGAGCCGACGATTGCTGTGCGCCTCGGCTATGGGGAGAGCACCTATCAGCGGATGCTCGAGATCCGTGGCATTCACGGCCCTGTGCTGAACGTCAATCGTGAGGCGATTCGGGGTCTGGCCTAAATTTCAGTGGTGATATCTAGGGGGCAGCAATGTCGGAAAATCGCACCGAAGTTACGGAATTTTTTCACTCGATCGGAACCATGATCGATCGAGCGACTGCTCTAGACTTGGCACTGCCCGCATATCTGTTAAAGATTGCAAAGCTGTCTGTCGGCATGCAAATTCATGGCATCGATGACAGCGAATTAAAAGCGTTCTCCGATTGCGTGTCCGCAGGTGAGATCATTGTTTACAACAAAAAAGACCCCGCCGCCCGGCGAACCGAGCGGCGGGGTCGAGTCTAGGGAGGAAACGCCCAAGGAGGGCCAGTCACCGTCCGGCGAAGACGGTCTCAACTCCGGACGGCTTCTCGTACGGCGATCGAGACCGCCGAATTCATTGACGCGAGAGCATGTAGCCGACTGCTTTGCCGATCGCGGCTTCGGCCAGCCAGCCCAGCACACTTAAGAGCGTGATAGCCAAGCCGAGCGCGCCAGCTTTTTTCCAATGTGAAATCTGGTAGGTGGCGACGATCGGGGTCATTGCCTCAACCGCAGTGCAGAGAGGCTTCACGATCTCTCTGATCTCCCCAACGGCCTGTTTGTTCGCCTCGATCTCTATCCTATTTATTTTCGCGACCTCCGCGATTGCCTTCTGATTCTCATCGTGCCGCACGTCTTGCAATCTTTCCCTGATATCCATCCGTCGATGAAGTTCTGCGATGCTGGTTTCAAGCGAGCCGATCGCGCGGCTGATTTCGTCGAGTTTGCCGGACATCGTCAACATCCTCAATCTCAGTGACGCCTAGCTGCGAGGTTCAGCACGTCGCCGTCTAACAGCGGCTGCTTGCGGCCGCCGCGACGGCTGATTGATCGCCTCGACTTGCTCATTTCAAGACGGCCCCCGAGTACCGCTTGCGCATCGCGAGATACCAGGCGCGCGATTGCGTCAGACGCCCATTGGCGCCGCGCAATGCTCCGCGATTGTCGGCGAGCGCCGCGCGCGCGTCTTCGCCGACTGTGAGCGCCGGCACCGCGACCGGCGACATGAACGACGGCGCCGCGGGCAAGCTGACCGCCGCCTTCGGCGTCAACCCCGACGTCGTTTCACAACCCGTGCAGATCGTCAGGACCAAGAGCGCAGGGATGATCCGCAGGATTTGTGGCGAGCATTTTGTCATAGGAATCGATCCTCTCTTGATCCAACGTATGCTGATGCTCAAGTTCAGCGACACGCGCGGTCGCATCATCGTCAGATAGTTTTGCCTGGTCGGCGTCGCGCTGCTTGGCCTCTTGATCGGCCCGCTGTTGCGCGGCGACGCATTGCGCGCGTTCCTCGCCGCGACCGCTCACGTCGCCGTAAACCAGTCCGCCATAGAGGCAGGCGGCGCCAACTGCGACGGCGAGGCCGAGCCGGGTGGAGAGGAAGGCGCCGACGATCTTCAGCAGCAGCGACGCGACGGCCGGCGCGAAGATCAGCAACAAGATGACCGTGGTGATGCCCACGGCGCCGATCGCGCCGACAATCCAGTTGATGACGAACAGGCTCGGCATTGGTTTCCCTATCTCTCGCGACCTGACGAGCGATCAAGGCGGTAACGCCAGCGTCCCTGATGTTCGCCGTCCTCGTCCGTCCAGATATGCCATCGGCGCTCTACCCATCCCCATTTTAGGTAGCTCATTTTGTGATCTTGAATTTCGCTCACGCAATAGGCATCAACCGTTACAGGCCACCATGCGAAATATCGCTGCCATTCGCCAAGCGCCACCGATGCGGTGAGATACATGGCGAAGATTACGCGGCTTAGGATCATGGCTTCAGCTTCCCTTCCCCGGCCCGCTCTGCGCGGTGAGCGGAACGAAGCGCACAAACATGTTGCTCACCGGCGTTGACCAGCCAAGCACCGTCGTTTCGGGCGCGGGCGTTCCCGCCATGTTGAGCGAGATCGCCTTGACCGAGGCGACCCTGCGCCCCCAGCCCGCGCCGAAACGAGGCCAGGTCCTTAGGCGCTGCAGGAATGCAAGCCGCGCGTCGTTGACCTGGCGAATGACGGCAGTGATGGCGCGATGTTTGATCGCAGCCAGCACCTCCGGCGTGACGTGCCAGTCATCACTATCGAGGCCAAGCACCTCTCGCAGCACGCGTCCCGCCCGCGCGATCCCGGAATTCACGCCATAATCGACAAGCGTGTAGTCGAGGCCGGCGGGTAGCTCGTCGCCGTCGAGCGCGTCCCAGTATTTTTGCTCGTAGATTTTAATCGCGACATCGCGCGTCAACGCCTTGACGTCGGACGCGGTCGCGTCGTTCTTTACGTAGAGACGCGTGTCGTAGATCGTGATGCCCCAGTTGGTGGGGCCTCCCGGGTCTTCCGGATCGTCGGTATAGCCACCCTCGCTCTTGAGGATATTGCCGATGCTCGGCACCAAGTCGATGTGAACGGCGCGAACGACCGCGCAAAGCGCGAGCGCCAGCCACAGCGCCAGCGCGAGGCGCGTCGAGAGGCGCCGCATCGTCGCGCTCCTAGGCCTTAGGCGGAAGCGTCGCGTTGGTGACGCCCGCGGCCGCCGCCGGCGTCACAACGTTCTCGATCGTGGTGACGCGCGCAGCGGTCACGTCGTGACGGCCGTTGAGCTCGGCCTCAAGTGTCGTATGCGCACCCGTCAGCTCGGCCCTGAACTTCTGCCAATCCTGGCGCAACGCGGACTCGCTGGCGCTGACATAACCGAGAACCTTGGTCGCGTAGAAGTGCCAAGCAACGGCGCCGACGATGGCGATTAGAAAGAGCGAGGCAAACGAAAATTCAAACATGGGCTAGTCCTTTCCTTCAGGCTGGCAGGGACGGCGAACATGTGCGCGGCGATATTCGCGAGCGCTCGCCTCGGAGAGAGCGGCCGCCTTGTCGGCGAACGCTTGCGCGGCACGGCCAGTGATCGTGTAGGAGTAGGGCGGATCAGCCTGAGCTGCGCCAAGGATCGCGAGGAGCGCCGCGCCGGCAGCGAAGATCGATTCCATGGCTACGTCCCCGCGCCCGGCATGAAGCAGCGGATCTGTGTCTTGCCGAGCATGTCCTGAAACGGCCAAACGACAGCCGGCCCGAACTTGTTCGGCTCGGTGACGACAGCGGCGTCGGGAACGTCGATCCACTGGCCGTTGAGGCGCACGCGGTAATGACCGCCTTCGCTTTGCGTGTCGCGATTGCCGCCGGTATCCCAATCGACGTCCGCCACGCTCACGCCATCGGCGAACGAACAGCACAGGCCTTTGCCGCTAGCGAGTTTGTTGAACCATTCCTTGAGCGGCGAACCGGCAAACCGTCCGTCGTCATGCGGCGACGCGACAACCATGCTGCCAACCCAAACAACTGCGGCGATCGTCAGGGTGAAGGCGCCCCCGGCGACGATGCCGAGCAACGTCAGAACCAGCTTGAGGAAGTCCCGGCTGGCGTCATCGCGATGGTCCCGCGCGTCGAAATCCGGCCAATCGCCGAACGGCGGGTCGGCGCTTTCCGGATTGAATCTCACCGTCATTGCCGGGGCGCTCCCCATGTCAGCCGCGTGTAGGTTTTTGGCGTTTGCGCAGCGCGAAGTTCCGCCATGAGAATTGGCAACGGCACGACCGACATCGCCTTATTGCATCGATGGCATGCGCAGGCCCTTCGACTCGACTGGCGTCCGCCAGAATTGCGCAGCATTTCGTGCCGATGGATGTCGCAGAACCACTGTGATATCCGCATCGCACATCAACCGCCGTAGCGACTGGCGTAGCGATGCCGGGCGTAGCGGATGCCGATCGATACGCCGTCATCGACGTGGCCTTGATCGCGAAAATCGCGGCCATCGCGGAAGCCGTGCGCGACGATGATTTGGTGGGCCTGTTGCGTGTACATGAACGCCACGGTGCGGCCCCATCCGCGCTGATCGAAGTCACAAGCGGCACCGGCATAATGCCGCGAATTACGGACGTGGCCGCCATGGGCAAAGCAGCCGATATGGCGCGGGTGATAACCGGCCGCGACAAAATCGGCGACGAGCGCCTCAAACCGGCTCGCCAAACTCGCAGCGACGGTGATTGAAATACCGGCAGCCGTCGGCACCGTCACGATGCCGCCCCTGACCGCACGCTCGACGGGCACGCGCTCGCGCGGCTGTTGCTTAGCCACCTGATGGATCGTTCCTCCTTCGCTGAAGCTTCGGAGGACAGGTGACCGAGTCCGGTCTCTCCGCAGCGCGGCGCTCTCGTGACCGCTTTCATACTGATAGACCGGCATCGCTGCTGGTCCGCCATAAGCCGCTTGATTGATCCGGTCGGCGAGCGGACGAGAGCCGCTGTGAAGGTGCCGCGCATGGGCATCGGCTGGCACCGTCAGAAAGGCGAACAGACAAACGATCAGTGCTGCGAGAACGGCCCGCATGTTTTCACCCGATGTTGTTGATGGAGACGCTTACAAACCGTGCGCGCGGAACACGGCCGCGCATTTCGGCGACAATTCGCGACGATGGCCGAGCATGCACGCCAAGACGCGCGCGGTGACAAACCAGCCTGAGAGTTGCGAGCGGCAAAGCCTAATCGCGTCGCCATGGCAGGCCGCGACCTCCGCATCGGTCTGGGCGCGGGCGGGCGAAACCATGATCGCGCAAAGCATCAGCGCGGCGAGAACAGCTCGCATCGTTTCACCCGTTTTATTGATGATGGATCGTAGGGGCGGGTTTGAAACCCGCCCCTACGGGATTGCCACCGCCGCCGCTTCCGTTACGAGCGCCGCGATCTGATCTGCGGTAAGGCCAATTGCTTCGCCGAGCGCCAGCAGCGTCTTTGAGTCTGCCGGGATGACGTTGGTGCCGTGGGCGAAGAAAGCCGATACGGCCGGATTGTTGAGCGCGGCGACGGCCGCTTGCGCCGCCGTCCATTGCGAAGGCGTCATCACCGCCTGCAGCTGCCAGAGCGCGCAGCTCGGCGCGGGCGGCGGTGGCGCGACGTAGGGAGCGGGCGCGTTGACGTAGGACAAGCCCGCGACGCTCGGCGAGACATTGCCGTCACCCTTCGCGCCGAAGCACTTGTCGTGCAGCGCATCGGCCTCTGCTCTCCCATACGCCCAAACGAGATATGCCTGATAATCGGCGTTGCGCAGATCGGCGGGAATGTGCGCGCCGTCGCTATCGCGGAGGACGGTTGAACGGACTGTGAGGGTATAGGTCATCGCGATCAAAGCTCCGCACTGGCGGTGTAGTTGAACAGAAATGAACTCGCGCCGCTCAACGTGCCTCCTGAATTATTATAAAAAAAGACTCCAGTCGAAGCCGCCACAGACGCTGCCGAGTTCGCTGCAAAATCTGATCCACTATTGCTACTCACCTTCCCTGCCGCTCCAGTATAACTATAGACAACGACAGTCGGCGATGCTCTCATAGTTAGAGGCTCAAACCAAAAAGTCGCGCCACTAGCAACAGTTGCGGACCCGATATTGGGTAAGTCTCGACTTGCTGAATTAGCCGTTCCCGGCGCCACGCCGCTGTAGCTGCTAACGAAATACCGCTGGCAAAATGGCAGTTCGATACCGGTGGGCCGCTGTTCCGGCGGCGGCGGATTGTTGTTGATCCCAGTCGCGACGCCCGGAGTCAGACGAATGTCAGCCAGCGAGACATAAACGCTGCCCGAAGCCGCGTTCAACTGGCCGCCGAATTGAAGCTGAACCTGATAGCCGTTTTGCGGATTCGCATAATTCGATGGCTGAAATGTATAGGCGACGGTCGCCAGGATGCCGTTGGCGATGGTTTGCAGATTGGTGGCCGCGAGTTCGTCGGTGACGGCGGCAAAATTGTCCTGCGCCGTCGCATAAGACACCCGCACTTGCGGCGTGATCGAGCCGCCGGAAGCGTTTAAGATCGTCCATTGCACCGTGATCGGCTGTGCCCCCGCGGTGCTAATCAGTTCGGATGCGACAAAGCTTTCTATCCGTTGCTGCAACGTGCAGGCCGTCAGCCCAGACGCGCAACTGATCCGAAGAAAATTGGCAAGTGAAAAGAGGCCTGAGGCGAAGGCTTCGTAGAAAACGCCCCACGCCGCATTCGCGCCCGTTGCCGAAATCTGCCAGCCATCGGCCGTGTACGCAGTGGTTCCGGCCGAAACCGTGCCGCTGCTACCGCGCTGGTAGACGTCCATCTTCCCGTTGCGGAATTTATTGACGAAACCGTTGATGTCGCCAATCTTCGCATGAGGCCAGCCGCCAAGCGTCGAGCCGTCGCCAACCACCAAACGATTGTTTGACGTATCGACAACGTCTTCGCCTAAAGCCGGTGTGAACGCTGCAACTTGGGCCGCCGTGCCGCGCCGGCGTTGAACTTGTGTTGCTGTCGCCATTACAGATTATCCTCATATCCGAAGCAGCTGATCGCGCCGCCCAAACTGACCCCGCCCGTGGCCCACGCGATCGTTGACGCCTCAAGCTGCATGTCAAAGGTACGAGAGCCGTTCACATTGCCGGGATCGTAGTCCGGATACACATTGCCGTTCGATCCCGCCGGCCCGTTATTGGTGCCGCCCCACGCGGTGCTCGGCGCGACAAGCACGGCCGCCGTCGCTCCGCCGCCGCCCTTCCAGACGTTGGAAACGGCGATGCGAATGCTCGCGGCCGTCGGCGGCACAACGGCCGTCACCGAAACCGCTGCCAAGGTTGGCGACGTGGTCGAATAAGTTCCTGCCTGCACTCCGCTGCCGGTATTGGCGATGTTTGGAATGACTGGCGTCGGCGTCGATGCCGTAACGGCGTATTGCTGCCGCCGCCCATATTGCGTGAAACGCTGAAATCCCGTCACCGAATTGTTGGTCAAATAATAGGCGGCTCCGACCCGCGCCGCGAAGGTGTAACCTGCGGGCAGCGTAAGACCGCCCAAAGTTGATGCCAGCGAGCCGAGGCAATTTTCCGTGTTGGTCGAGGGATTGAAGACGATCCAGAGGTGATACCAGTTGTTCACCGCGACCGTTCCGGTATCGAGACCGCCCACGCCGGAAGCACCGATATTGACCGTCTGATTGACGCTCGACAACCGCGCTGAATTTCCGGTGCCGTCCTCAACGATCAATTCATCGGCCGCAATCGAAACTTGCGTGTTCGGGCTTGCCGGCGCGGTATCGCCGAACACAGTGGCGACGTTGAACACGCGAAGGTTTTTGAAGCCACCCTGAATCGGCGAGGCGTAAATCTTATGTTCGAGCCGCCAGCCGCCCGAGGTGGAGTCATAGACGACCGTGACCGATTGCTCCGGCGCCAAGCTCGTCGGGTGGGGAAACAGAAACCGATTGGCGGCCGCCGAATTGGCGTCGTTTGCGGTCAGAGTGATGACGGGGCCGCCGACCGCGTTGACGTTTTGGATCGTGATCCGCGTGCCGTTGACGGCGGGTGCCGTCAGGCCAGTGATATTGTAGGCCGCGCCCGATGCCTGCCGGATGATGTTGGCGGTCGAAAGCCCTGTCGGATTGTAGTCGTTGACGCTGCCCAAAAGCGAAGCCGGCGTGATCGCGCCGTTGATCGACACCGCGCCGGTGAAGTTCGAGTTGAACGACAGCGCCTGGCCGTTGGCCTTCTGGTAAAACACCACCTTGACGTTTGTCGCGCCGGTCGCCAGCACCAGGCACCAATCGCCCGCTGCCGTCGTGATGTTGCCGCCGTTGTTCGGCAGGGCAAGCGGCGTGCCTTGCGTCAGCGTCAGCGCGCCGGCGAAGGTGACAACCTTCATCGTGCCAAGCACGGCGGAAGCGTTGGCAAACTGCGTGATGGTCGCCGTGCCGGTGATATTGATCGAATCGGACGGCACCGACCACAGATCAGCCGTCGATGCGCTCGCGATGTTGGTTTGCGCGCCGCCGCCGAGCTGCGCATAGGAAAGATGATTAGCGGCATCGACGTAGAACAGATTATTCCAATTCGTCCCGTCGTATTGCTGAACCAAATTCGTCGTGGTGTTCCACCACAGCATTCCATTGGTGACGACCGACGGCGCGGTGGGGCCGCTGTTCAGGCTGACCAGCGCCGCGAGCGCGGCGTTGATGTTGTTCTGTTCGGTCAAGCCGGAGAATACGCCGGTTGTTGGCAGAACGAGACCGCCTTGCGACATGCGTTAGGTTCCCTGCACGATGAACGTCACGCCAGAACGCGCGACGCCCGAGCCGCCATTCTTGAATTGCAGCGTGAAGCCACTCAAAGTCTGATTAGTGATGACGTAGGTGTCGCCCGACGAGTTTTGCCAATCGACCTGGATCGCGACCGCGTTGCCGCCGCTGGGACCTGCATTGAACGCCGCAGGCGAGCCGGCGCCGTCCGGTTGAAACGTGATTGCCGTGCCGCCCGCCGCGATGCTCTGGTTGAGGTAGTGATCCGTGCGCAACGGAAACTGCACGGTGTATGAGAAGTTGAGCGCGGTCGGCACCGCTTGGACGTTGGTGCTTGAGAGAGCCAGCCGCAGTTTCCAAGCCTCGGCGGGAAACACGCCGGGCACGAAAGTTTGCCACGCGCCCCACGCCGGCACGCCCCCGGAAATGCTCGGCGCCGTCGCAATCTCGATCCAGCAATTCATATAGGAGGTAACGGAAGCGCCGAGAAAATCGGGATTGTTGAGGAAGTTTGCCTGCCCCAAGAAATCCGAACTGACCGGCACGCCGGTGAACGTCGCCGAAGCATTGACCGCCGCGTTGGCGAGATAGGCGGATTCGATCCAATGGCCGGACGGGATTTCGTAATGACCGACCGTTGTGGTCGGCACGCCCGAGAACAACAGCAGATCATCGAACGCGACCGTGCCCGCGACGTTGGCGCTCATCGTCACGGTGTAGACGGTCGTGGCGGCGAGGCCGTAGTCGAGCGTGGTGCCGACCGCGTCAATCACGCGGCCGTAGTCGAGGCTTGTCCCGACGGCATCGGCCACGCTGCCGTAGTCGATCCCGGTTACCCCGATAGCCGACGCTGCAACCGAGACGACTGTCGTACCCGACGCAATAGAGCCCGCGTGAGTAACGTCGGCAACGCTGAAACCGTAAACAACGGACGGCGACAGTCCTGTCACCGTCAGCGTATTGCCGCTCGATACCGCAACGACATTCGTCGCGTTCAGTTGCAGCAGATATTCTAAATCAACTCCCGCCCGTATCACGCCGGGATCGAAAATGCCGGGCCAGTTGGCCGCCTGCTCGTCGAACGAAACCGAATAATTCAGCGCGAGCTGGTTGCCGGAGATCGCCAGCGAAACCGGCGTCTCGCTATAGACGATCAGACCGGGAGCCGGCTGACATCTTGCCGCGACCCAAAACGTGCCATTGCCCGGCGCGATGAACGGCGGATGCGCCTGGGTGCGGATGAACAGGCCGGATTGCCAAGTCTGCCCTTGCCGAATCTCATAGACGACGCCGCTGCGAAAATCCGTGATCTCGGTCCAGAACACCTTCTGGAATCCGGCCTCATAATTCGAGTAGAGCCCGGTGACGCTCGGCAGCGGCGACGCCAGCGCCGCGCCGGTGATTGTATAGGGATAAGGCACGCAATCTGCGAGCGATTGCTGGCCGGCATTGAACGAATTGAAACTCTGAAACTTGAAATAGACCAGCGCGCCGATGCGGGTCTTATCGTAGGGATAGGTGAAAATCGAGTTGTTGATGAAGGCGAATTGCGTGCCGATCGGATGATCGAGGATGTTGCTTTCGGTGCCGTAGGCGCCGCGCACCAGGTAACTCAGATTGTAGGCATAACTCCCGGTCAGCGCGCCGGTGCCATAGGACACAATCTCGCTGCCGACATAGCAGGAATCGTTGAGCGCGATTGCATCAACCGCACTGCCGGCGGCGAGCGCGCCCAAACTCTGCGCCAGATTGACGCCGACCGTGTTGAACATGTCGATGGTCTGCCCGGACAGATTGGCCGGAACCGTCGGCAGATCGCTGGTGGTGACGCCGGCGATCGCCTGGGCGGCCACGCCAATTTGCGTGTAGGGACCGCCTTCTTCGTAGGACATCCACACATTGGCGCCGCCGTACAGCACATTGGAGCTTGACACCGCCATGGCGATCATCAAGCCGCCGCCCGGCACCAGGCGCGACGCCAATTCGTCGGTCGGCTCGAAGATGACCGGCGCGTTAACGGAGCCTACGCCGAGATTGCGATTGAGCGGATTGTTGGTGGTGCCTGTCGTCGCGTACAGCGTCGCCGACGCCACCCCCAACGGAAACTCTTCGGCCGTGATTTGCAGATAGCCGTTGCTGTCTTCCTCGATATCGGTGATGCGAACCGCCGCGTTGTTCAAGCCGAGAACCGTGTCAGTGACCGTGACCAGATCCATCGGGTCGAGCAGGCAGCATTCCCACGACAGCCGGAACTTGTAGGCATTGCGGATATAGACCGACCGCTGCACCATCAATTGCCCGGCGATCAGCGCGACGGCCGGGTCGCACACCTCATGCGCCGAGACCGACGACGCAACCCGCATGCCGAACAGCTCGATAGCGTTCTGATCGCGCGATTCAACCGGCGTCGAGTTATACGCGTTGGCCCGTTCGGCGATCTCCAATCGCCAGACGTTGTAGGCCTTGTACGGATCGGTGCGGGCGACCTGGACCGGATCGGCGTTCGGTTCGACCAGAAAATCGTCGTTGCCGAAATTGTAGATTGGCGTGACGTTCGGCTTAAAGCTGGCGCCGACGCTGTACTGATACGAAATCGTCACGCCGGCATTCTCGTCGCCGGTCGCAAACAGATAGGTGCCGGCAGGCGATAGGCCATACGTGCCGGCCGATGATGGCGCGACGGCGCCGATATAGGTCAGCGCCGCGCCGGTCGCTGAATAGACAACGCCGAGGTCTTTGACGAACGCTGCCGGCGGCACGACATAGATCGTCGGCACCGGCGTGACGAACGTGCCGGCAGCAGGCACGGTGAATGCGGTTGCGGCGCTCTTGACCGTGCCGGCGACAGTCGCGGTGTCGCCATAGGGAATAAAGCGCAGCCGCCCGGCCGACCAGACGGCGGCGGTATTGCACAGTTTCAGCCAGCGATCGAGGATCGCGGCGGCATTCTCCTGGTTGGTCAGCGCCGGCGAGATGGCGATGCCGACGCCGGCGCAGTAGGTTTGCAGCGACGCGTCGCCGCCCGAGCCGAACAGCGTCGAGGCGTCGATCGACGCCGCCGGAAACCCGACGCCGTATTGCGGATTGACCAGAAAATCGTTGACCACGTGCGCCGGATCGGCATCGACGCGATTGATGCCGGAGCCGTAAAAGAAGCCGCGAACCTCGAAATTATGATTGTCGAGCGTCGCGCTGCTGGAGAGCGTGTAATGCTGGCCCGCGATATAGGCGGTGCCCTGATAGGCCAAGGCCTGTGTCGGATAGGTTGTGTTGAGGTAGCTCCACACCGTCTGCGGCGAGGTGCCGAGGAACAGCGGCGTGCCAAGTTGCGTCAGCGTATAGGTCGATTGATTTTTCCAAATATTGCCGATGCCGGTGATCGGCCCCTCGCACAGCGCCAGGATCACATCGGCGCTATAGCTATAGCCGCCGCTGCCGCTATTGCTGTTGAAGATGCCGCCCTTGCCGCCGCTCGAGCCGCCGGTCGGAACAGACTTAAATCCGTTGTACCAAACGATGTTGGGCGCGAGCTTGGCTTGCCCCCACACAATCGGCAGCGGCAGCGCGCCGATCGCGGTTTGGATTTGCAGGCCGGTGTAATCCGGCTTGACCGTTTTCGGCTTGCCGCCGAACAAACCGAAAAAAAAGCTCATTCATTGACCCGCCCAAAAGCTGAAAAATCGCGGCTCGCGTTTCGGATCGGACAACGTCGGATCGCGCGAGACTTCATCTTCCAGCGTGCAGCGCACCGGGTGATAGGCGTGCACGATGCGCAGCGGCTTGAGTTCGGTCACGATGCCGCCGTGCGAGTAACAGCGGCCGAAACGAAACACCATCACATCGCCGGGACCTGGCGACTGCACTTGTTTGGTCCGGTCATGGACAAAGCCGAGATAGCGTTCCTCGCTGCGGTGCAGATGCCAATCCGGCGGATACGGGCGCGGATCGAACGGCGCGCACAGGCCGGTATCGACAAACACGCGGACGATCAACATGCCGCAATCGACGCCGGCGCCTTTGACATCGGCGCAGTTGTGATAGGGCGTGCCGACCCATGATCGCGCTTCGGCAACTATCGCCGCGCGCTGATCGCTCTCGCTCGCCATATCAGATCGCCATCTGCGGCGGCGGCACATAGGGAAAACCGCGAAAGTTGGCGAGGTTATTGAACTTCGCCTTGCAGGTTGCCTGCGTGCGGTCGCAGCCGAAATACACCGTGAACGCATCGCCGACAATCGGCACGCTTTGCAGCGGATAGGACAATTGCATCGATACGCCCGGCACCGCCGACAGGATGGTTGCCGTCACGCCGGAATTTGCGCCCGACGTGAACGTGATCGAGCCTTGCTGAAAGTTTGCGCTCGATCCCGACCAATTGATCGTCGATGCGCTCGATCCCGAACCGACCGTGCCGTTGGTGCCAAAACTCGCTTTGACCATCGTGCAGCCGGCATCGTACAGCGTGTGCAGGCAGGTCGGCTGATAGAGATTGCGCGGCATGTCGATGTCGAGCAGCACGAGGTCGGAATTGACGGTGAGCTTGGCGCTGGTGCGCCCGATCTCGTCGATGGTGCCGAGCCGGCCCTTGAACAGCATCACGCCGCCGACGAGCTCGGTCGGCAGGACGGTGCTGTAGCGTGTCTGCGGCGGCGCCGCGACCGCCACTGGACCATAATCAAGGAACGTCGAGACCGCGTCGGCGACAGAACCATAATCAAGGAACGTCGAGACCGCGTCCGTCACAGATCCATAATCAAGAAAGGTCGAGGCCGCGACGGCGATCCAGCCATAGTAAATACTTGTAACGACCCGCAGCCCGGCGCTCAGCGCGTTAAAAAACACGCGATAGCGCACGATCTCGCAGCCGTCGAACGCGCCATTGCGCAGCGCCTGCAGGAACGATGCGCCGCCGGTGATGGTGTCGGTCGAAAGCGCCGCGATGCTGATTTGTTGCTGGTCAACGCTGAGCCCGACGGAAGATTTGTATTTCAGGCCATCGACGCGAACCGAATTGGCGAGATATTGCACACCATTGTAGGTGAACGTCACGTCGATATTGGTGTAGGCGAGCACATTGCCGTTGGCGAGCGTGAACAAGAACGCATCCGCCATGATCATCGGCGCGTCGGGACTGGCGCGCGCCGCATTGAGATAGGCGAGCAGTCCAGAGGATGCGGGCTTCATCAGCCGCCCAACCAGCTCTTGACCGAGCGGAATTTCATGCTGCCGAGCCTGTAGAGCGTTGACATGAATTCCTCGAAGTCCATCTGATCTTCGAGAAACCGGCAGTTGTAGGCGTAGGTGAAATCCGCCGACACCGCGACGCCAAAAGCGGGTGCGGAATTCAGGTTCAACGTGTTCGGCCCAGTGAAGGTATAGGCGGCCGTCGGCGCGCCGTTGAGATAGACGTTATTGACCGCCGTCACCCAGCCGACCGGCTCGGCAAAACCGCCGAGCGTGCGCGCGAACAGAAACGCCGTTGTGGCACCGTCGGCGTTGCCGAGCGCCTGGCCGGTGATGGTGTTGTCGTCGGGGTCGCTATAGAGAAAGGTGTTGGCCTGGCCCTGCATCTGGTTGAAAAAGCCCATGAGGCTTTGCAGGCTTTGCGAGCCGAGTTGCGGCGCGAAGCCGCCGGATGCCGCCGAGGTTAGTCCGCTATAGACCGCCTCGAATTCGTACAGCGGATAAATCCGCAACGGCACGCGCACCTCGCGGCCTGATACGTGACTGGCAATGCGGGTGTCGAATTGCGGTTTTTTATGCCGTGACCAGGACAGGCCGGGCACGGTCGGCAATGATGGCGGCGTGGTCATTCATGGCCTCGACCGTGCTCAGCGCAAGTTGAGATGCGCGCCGTTTTTAACCGCGCGATTGAACGCTTTGACGACGTGATGGTCGTTGTCCTGAAAGAACCGCTCGATGCTGCGGGAGTCCATCGCCGAGATGTTCAAGCTCGTTTGCTGGTGAACGGTGGTGCCCATGCCGGCACCCGTGAAAGCGCCACTGGCAACGGCAGCTGGCAACACCTTCTCATTCTCGTGGAGGATTGCGAGGCCGCCTTTGAGCACCCGATCCGTACCGACATCGAACTTGCCGATGCTGGTTGCAGTGGCGATCACCGCGGCGCCGGCCGCGGCGCCGACTGCGGGCGCTGCAGGGCCGACCGCGGGCGCGACCTCGGCCGACACCTCAGCCGCCGTCTGGCCGCCTGAGGCAAAGATCGAGCGCAGCGCGTTGGCGATCCCACTCAATATGCCGGCACTTGATGACGTGGCCTCAGCGCCGGTGCGCACCGCCGCTCCGGTTGTCGTCGCCGTGGTCTTCGCCGCTTCGTTGGCGATCCACTGCACGGCCATTTTCTCGCCCCACTCGATCGCCTTGATCGTGAGGTCTTCGAGCGTCTTGAGCATCGCCTTTTGCCAGGTAGTCGTGCCCTCCAGCAGCCCGCGGATGTTGCCGTTGAAGCTGCTGGTCAGCGTGGAAAAGAACGTGTTCCACTGCTTGCTCGCGGCGTCCAGCGCCTGTTCGTCGAGCTTGACCATTTCGGTGTCGTGGGTCTGCTGGAGCTTCGCGATCTGCGACAGCACGTCGGCGTGCATCTTGACGTCGGCGCGCGCGATCACCTCTTTCTGCTGTAGGAGCGCCATCTCCGCGTTGAAGGCGTCATTGGTATATTGCTCGACAGCCGCGAACTTCTGATTTTGCGTGATCTCATTGCGCTTTTCTTCGCCGTCGAGCACGGTGACCAGGCGCTTCAGCTTTTCCTCCTCGGCCCGCACCTGGTCGTCGATGCTCTTGAGCCTGGCGCCGAGGTCGGCGCTGTTGAGCATCTGTAGGCGCGCGCTCTTTGTTTGTGCGATGTGCACCTCGTCGTCGGCGCCGGTGCCCAATGTCGTCTTGATCTTCGCCATCATCGTCCGCATGACGGATTCCATGTTCGCGGACGTGATCTTTGCTCGATCGACCAGGCTATCTCCCAACTCCGACCATGCGGCTTTTGCATCGGACAGGTTCAGCGTGAACACATCCTTGATGATGCGGCCCAGCGACATGAACGATTGGCCGACGACGAAGACGAAGTCTTTGATGACCTCCCACAGCGTCTCCACCGCAGCAACTGATACTGCAAACGCGATCGCGAGACCTTGCGCCGTCGCCTCCAAGGCCAAGAGCACCGGACGAAGCGCGCCGCCTTCCTTCGACGCGTTGTTAAGGCCCTGCACAAGATCGGTGATGACCTTGATGACGCCGTCGATCGCGGGCTTGAACGTGGACATGAGCGTGATGCCGATGCCCTGGAACGATTTCCCTAGCTCGATTAGCCGCAGATGCGTGGCCTCGAAGCCCTTCACCGTATCTTTCGACATGGCGCTGCCGGCGCGCTCCGCCTTCGCCTGGAATTCTTGGAAAGCCGCGGCACCGCCGTTGAGCACCGGGAGTAGCGCGGCACCCCCACGCCCCAGGATCGCCATGGCGATCGCATCTTTGTCGATGCCGTCCTTCAGCACCGAGAACTTGTCGGCCAGCATCTCAATCTGCTGTTCGGGCTTCAGCGCCCGGAACTTGGCCGCCGATATGCCGAGTGCCTGCAACCCGGCGACCGCCTGCTTTGAGCCGGCGTCGGCGCGCGCCAGCGACAGCCCCAAGCGCTCCATAGAGCTCGTCAACTCCTGGAGCGAGCCACCTCCCGCTTCGGCGGCGATATTAAGCCCGGCGACCTGGCCGGTGGAGACGCCGAGCAGCACGGACGCACGTTGCGTCTGCACGGCAATGTTGGTCATCGCCTCGACGAAGTGGTCGATCTCATGCACTGCGAACGCGGCGATGAACGCCTCTCCAAGCTCGCCGAGATTGTCGCGGATGCCGCGGATCGGGTTCGAGAGACCCTGAAGCGCAAAGCGCACTTGCGAGAGGCTGTCGATCAGCTGTCCGGCTTCCGCTCCAAATTGGACTTGGACGTCATCGGCCATCGGTCAGCCTATTGCGGCATTTTGTAATAGCCGTGCGGCGCCATCATCAAGAGTGCAGCGCCGGGGTGGACGTCTTCGGTCTTCTTCTCTGGAAACTTGTATCCGTGCGCACAGGCCACGAACGCGATCATCTCGTAGTTGGCGGGCACGACCTCAAGACTGGCGTTGATTGCCTCCAGGCGTGACCACGTGACCGTGTTCTCGACGTAGTCCCAGGTCCAGTTCATCGCCCGACAAATGCGGACGATGAGCTGGTCCCAATCTATGCCGGTGTCGCTTCTTGATCCGGCGCCGGTGGCGCCGGCATCGGTTCCCCCGCGGCGCCGTTCCCAGGCGAGGCCTCCTTCTTCTTGAAGGCGAAGCTCTGCGACATCACGGTCGGGAGCGCCATGATGATCTCATCGACGCCGATGCTCATGCCGTTGTCGAATTGGTCGCGCGTGAAGTCGGGATAGCCGCGGGTGATCGCCGCGTACACGGCATCGCACATCTTCGCGAAGGTCGGCGCGTCAATCGGAAAATTCCGCATGATCTCGGCCGGCGGGTTGGCGCTGGCCGCGACAATCTCCATGCGGCCGATAACCGGCATGATCGCCTGCATGTTCTCGACGACCACGCGGTTCTGCGCCAGCGCTAGGCGCGGAATATGGAAGACGCGGCCGCCGATGGTGATGGCGGGCGCGTTTTTTAGTTCGGCTTCGGTGAGATACTGAGACGCCATTGAATTAGCTCGCCTCCGCGAATGACCAGGTGAACAGGTTGCCGCCGGCGTCGGCATAGAAGGTGAAGTCCAACTCCGGCATCGTGAAGTCGTCGAGCTTGGTCGGGAAGGCCAGCTTCGAGGAGGCGACGTTCGGAAACTTGATCGAAACCTGCTTGCCCTGGAACGTCGAATAGAATTGCAGCTGGAATGTCGGCGTCGCACCCATGAGCTGGTTGGTGACGACGATCTTCTCCCCGGTGCTGGCGATCGTATAGCCGTAGCTGACGAGCACGGCCGCGCTGGCATCTGCGACCGCAAACGTATAGACGCCGGCCGACACGCTGTATTGCCCCACTGTCGGACCCGACGCGACCTTCGTGAACGGCAACCCGGTGTTGGCGTAGACGACGCCATAATCGTCAGTGAACGTCGCCGCGTTGGCGACGGTTACGATGTAGGCGCTTGTGCCCGGCACCGTTCCAGCTTCGGCGAATGACGTCGCCTGCTGGCCAGCAACTGGCGACACGCCCCAAAATAGCGTGCCGAGCGAGAGGCCGCTAATGCGCGCGAACTTCGACTTGCCGGTGTACTTCGCCTTGCCGCGGGCAACCGCGATCGGGCTCTGATATTGGCCGAACAATTCCTTCAGGTCGAAGGAAAAGTCGAGCGAGACGTCGTTCGCCAAGCCGACGTTGATCGGCGTCTGATTGGCGATGTCTGTCCGGTATCCGAGCAGCACGCCAGAGCCAAAGCCATACATGATCGTTTCTCCTTATGCGCGTTGCGCAATCGGCAAGCGCGCGGGTTAGACCTTCGACGCGATCTTCGCGATCACGGGCGCGAGCCTAGCCTTCAGGTCATCGACTGCGCCGCGCACCTTGTTGAAGATCTCGGTAGACTGCGACACGATCGAATTGGTCATGTGCTCGCGAAACCACTTTTCCACTTCGTCAATGACCTCGGCGGGCAGCGACGGCGCCGCCGGCGCGGCATCCGGGGTTGGCGCGGCAGACGATGACGGGGCATTGGCTTGATCGGTCATGTTCGTTCTCCTACGGCACAAGCAAAGCGATCGGCACGATCGCGAGACCCAAGCCGGACAGGTCGCCGGGGTCCTTGAAGACCCGGCCCTGTATCCGGCAGTGATAGACGAGACCGCCGAGCGTAAACCGCTGGGTCGCGATGTCGGCGCCGGCGGGCTTCATCGCCGCGTCGAGCGCGTCGAGGATCGTGTCGAGCTCGGTTGATGGTGTCGCGTTCGGATCGAGACCCGACGCCGTGTAGATCCACGCGTCGGCGCGCAGCGTCACCTTTTGCAGTTGCTCGCCGGCGTAAGCGTATTCCTCATCGTCCTCGACCATGAATAGCGCGGGCTTGGCGACGTCGCTCATGTTGCGAGGCAGCACCAGGCGCCGCCCCGTCGTCTGGAAATTTGCGATGCCGGACAGCACTGTGAACAGCGCGCCCATATAGGTGCCGCGCGCGCTCATCATCGCAGCTGCACACCCTCGCGCACGGCCTCGGCAAGCCCCTCGCGGATTTCCGTTTCCATGTCGCCGAGCGACGATCGCAGGTACGATCGCTCCGGAATGTTGATGGCGTGCGGCCTCGTGAACTGAACCTTATTCCCCATTGCCTCTGCTTTGGCTTTGGAGATGAACACCGCGCCTTCGCCGGTGACGACGATGTAGGGCGTGCCGCCAGGATGGTTGATAGTGCCGCCGAATTCGTGGATCGCCGCGTAGGGGACGCTCCCCGGTTCGGCGACTCTTCCCTTGACCGACGTGGCAGTCACCGTCGGCGGCGGGAAAACCGCGCTATCGCGCAACAAACCGGAGCGCACATGCAAGACTTCGCCCGACAATTTCCCCTTGACCAAGGCGAGAAGCCTATAGCCGAGCGCGGTCACCTTCCGTTCAAGCGCCTGCCGGACCTTATTCGGCATCCCCTCCAGCTTTCCGATGAGCTGGGTGTCGCCGATCATCGTGACGTTGAAGATGCTCATGCGATCGGGATCACGTTGCGGAACGGCTCGATCATCGACCGGATGGCGTCGCTCATGTCCTTTTGCGAGAACGACGTGCTGACGTGGCCGCCTTGGGATTCAGAGACCACGCCGATCCTGCCCTTGTAGCGATAGCGTTCGGCGACAAACTCGATGCACGCTTGCTCGAGATCGGACGGGATGAACGCATAGGAGATCAGCACCGCTGCATTCGTGTCGGCGGCGGCGAACGTGTACTGGCCGGTGGCGTTCACCGCGTACTGTCCGATTGTCGGCGACGACGCGACCTTCGTGAGCGCGGTGCCGCTCACCGCGTAGGTGACGCCGCGATCGCCAGAGAACAGGCCGTAGGGCGCGAGCGCGTTCAACTGAAACGGCGTCGCCGGCACCGTCTGCGCTTCGCCCTGGATCGCATATCCGGCGACGTAGCTCACCGCCACGTTCTGCTTGCCGCGTGGGAAGTAGCCGCCCACGCGGTACATCAGCTGTGGGCGGCCCGGCGGGATGCCCTGCCATGCCTGGAGCAAATAACCGGCGCCGGTCGGCGCCGGCGAGCTCGCGGTGACGGCGCTCCCGCACACGGTCAACGAGACGATCGACGTCACCGGATAGCGCCGCAACATCATGCGGTCGCCATCGGTGCCGTCCATCACGTCATTCCAGGTCGCCGGCAGGATGCTGTCCCGCGCCAGCGTGGATAGAATGAACCGGCTCGCCGACGTGATGAGGCGGCCGAGCAGCGTGTCATCCGTAGCGCCGATCGGCGGATTGCCAGTCAGCCACGCCTTGACGTTCGCGAGCGTGGTGAGATCGGCCGGCGACGTCATGACGTGGCGCTCGCTGTGCGCTGCTACTCAGCAGCGGTGACATCGCCAGCCTCTTGCTGCGCATCCGCAGCGGGCGGCGCTTTGTCGGCGACCTCAGCCTCAGTCGTGTCGGCCGCGGGCGGCTCCTCGCCGGTGGCCTGACCACTCAATGACTGCGCATCCGCAGCGGGCGGTGGCACCAGCGGTTTCTCCTCGCCCTTCGGCACCATGCGAATGTCAGGTGTGAAGCTGACATGCTTAGCTCCGTGATGGAGCACAAGCTCATGGGCAATATGTTCGGGCACCTCGATTTGGCCGCCGCGTTCGCCTTTGAATTCCATCCCGCCGATGCCCAAGTGGCCCGTGAACGATTCCGGCATTTGTACTCGCATGTGATCTCCTCGCGCTCTCGATAATTAAAACCGATCTTCTGAACATTCCGAGGCGGCGTCGTGCCGCCTCGGATGCTTGCCTTCTCCCAAGACGCCGGTTTAGCCGGCGGTGATGTTATAGAGCACCGCCATCGACGGAGGAAAATAGTGCTGGAGCACCTGGTCGGCATAGACGCCGTACTCATACTTGCGCGAGCGCAGCGGCCATTCGATCTGGTAGTATTCGCGACGCGAGCGGATCTGGAAGACGTTGCCGACCCGCGAGAGCGGGTATGGGATCGTCTTCGACGTCATCAGGATGCAACCCGCGGGCATGTTCGGGTGAATCTTGATGTCGATCACCTTCGGTCCGCCCATCGAGAAGCGGTTGAGATAGGTGCGGACCATAATGCCGCCGCCGATCGCATCCTGCACGCTCTCGAAGACGAACCGCTGCGCAGCGGACGCGCTGCCAGCAAGTATCTTCTTTGAGATATCGAGCGCCTGTTGCGAGTTCACCCACATCGTGTCGGGCGAGAGCCGGTAGAGGTCCCACATGCTCTTGAGCGCGGTATCGATCTGGATGACGCCGCCGGCAGCGTCGCTGGTGAGCGTGCCGGCGATATTCGCAACGTAGGAGTTCGACCCCGACTTCAACGCCTGGTAGATCAGGCCGTCGAAGGCGAGTGCGTTCTTCGACCAGTCGGCCGAAGGCAGCGAAGCCGCGGTTTGCGTGCCGGTGGCCGTGGCCGCGACCGTATAAGACGGTCCAGGCGTGATGGCCCCGAGCAGCTCCGATCCGGCCGCCCCCCAAAACCACGCATAACCCAGCGCGCCGACGACGTTCGTGACGGACGCGGTGATCGAGTGCGTGTTGTTGGAGTCGTTCGCCGTGGTAACAGTCTGGTTAGCGGACTTTTGCGCAGAACCGCCGCCGAACTGGTCAGAGCTACCGTCCGCATTCGTGCGCGTGATGAGCGCCTGGATGCCGCCGGTCACGCTGCCGTTGATGACCGCATCGAGCGTGAGCGCCACCGCGATCACGCTGTATTGCGTGTTGAAGGCGAGAGTGCCGCCGGTGCCCACGTCGGCGAGCGTCGGCGTCGGCGTCGTGCCGAGAGCCACAGCGGTAGAGTTGCCGCCGAGGATCATCGGCTCTTCTTGGAGCATGAGCGCCTGGAGACCGTTCAGCACGGCCAGGCTGCGCACGTCCTCGAAGTTCTCGGCCGCATACTCGGCCTCGAAATCGACGTTGGTCTCCAAGCCGATACCGCGGTATGCTGCGATATAGTCGGCGGTTGACACGGGGATCACGCCGCCGCGGTTGCCGCCGGAGACACCGGCACGCACGCCGCCGGTGTTGATGCCGGTGACCGCACGCCAGTTCGCCTGGATGCCCCCGCGGCCGGCAACGCGCGGAATCTCGTTGCGCAGCGGCGTGAGCACCGGGTAGAGCAGCTTCGCTCCCGGCTCAAGATCGTAGTACGTCAGGCCCGACGTCGCCGAACCGGGCTGCGAGAACGTGCTCGCCTTTCCGAGTTCGAAGCGCGGATCGGGGATCGGCTTCGACTGCGAGGCTTTTAGCGCCTCCAGCGTTTGCCGGATAATGTTCGCGTCCATTGTCGCGTTCCTTGTTGATGCCTGCCGGCGCCGCGTCGTGCTGCGTTGCGCCGCCCGTCTCCGGTGCGCACACACGGCATATCCGTCCGCTTACCGTCTCCGGTGCGGGCGGTTCACGCCTTGCCGATTGTTGGTTGCGTAGTCCGTGCGACCGTCTCCGGCCGCGGTTGATTACCGTCCAGGTCCGTAGACCGAGATCGGATTCTCTTGCGAGCGCTTGATGAGAGCGCGTGCTAACTCGTTGAGCTTCGACTGATCCAGATTCTCGACGATCTTGTCGATGTCGAGCGCGGACAGCGGGCCGTCGCCGCCACCGCCGCCGAGGGGGACAGCCACACCGTTCTTGTCGATCGACAAGAGGCCGCGCGGCGGGACAACCGCCGGCTGCGCCTCGATGCGGACAACGCGCTCGTGAACATCTTTGAGCACCGGCACCAGGTCGCCAAGCTGCTTGACCAGCGCATCGCGCTCGGCGACGATCGTTTCGATTTGCGCCGTCAGCTTTTCAACGTCGGCGCCGCCGACGATCTTTTCAGTGCCGCCCTTGCACTCGGCACCGAGTTCGACAAGCGCGTCGTGCGCCTTGTTCAGCAACTCGACATCGCCCTTGGAATGGCGGGCGCCGGCTTTCAACAGGTTTCGGAAATCAGCGCAGCGCGTCATCGCTTCATTGGCTTCCTCCTCCTTCATCGCGGCCAAGATGACATCAAGGGCTTCAGCAACAATATCGCCCAGCTCGACAACCAAGGCTCCGAAGCGATCGCACAGCTCCTTCGGGAGAGCCGCACCACCGTACATGCCGAGGCCATAACCCGGGAACTCGAAATCTTCCTCCGCCGCCTCAATCGAGGCCAGCAGCTGTAGGAGATTTGACAGACTCCACAACGAGGCAGTCTTCGCCAGCTCGGGGTCTCCGGCAATCTTTTTCGAATCGTCCTTGCTCTTGGATTTCCAATCGTCCGGGAGAAGATCGGTGGCGCCGAGGGCCTTCGCGCGCTTGATGATATGGCGCTTGGCCGCGGCCTTATTCTTTGCGCGGCCGTAGGCCTTGATGGCATTCTTCAGATCGTCTTTGTTCTCGATCGGGAACGATCCGTCCTTCATCGCCTTGCCTTCGCCCGCCATCTTCTTGCGCTGTTCGTCGGTGAACTCGCGCTTGCCCACGTCCGCCAGCTCCAGCTTCACGACGTCGGCCGCGAACGCACGGATCGCCGCCTCCAGGTCCGCAGGCACGATCGGCTTGGCATCGGCGCCGAATGACAGCGGCGGCAACACGCCAATCCGCTTGGACAGCTCATGCTCCGGCTGCGCGGCGAAGAACTTCACCGCTTCATCGAACAGCGGCATGTCGGCGCGGTCCCGAATGATCGCCGACGTGGCGATCGCCAGTTGACCGACCGTCATCCTGCCATCGCGCTTATTGAGCTCATCGGCCAGGCCCTTGAGCGCATCGACCACGGGCGCCACCGCTGTCGCGGCCGCAGCGGCTCCGCTCTTTTTGGCGAGCGCCTGACGCATTGCCGCCTTCGTGGCAAAGAACTCGCCCGGCAGCTTCGGATGGATGAAGACCTGCTGTTCGCTGCCGTCGTCGCCCGGCACCTCACCGTGCTTCGGCGCCGGTGCACCGGCTTCCTTCGCGAGCTCATTGCGAGCCGGGTCGATGAAGTCGTGCCACGCGGTTGACCCGGCCGCAGCCGCGAGCTCCATTGCGCGCTCGGCGACCACGCCAGCTGGCGGCTCGACTGCCGGTGCCGCGCCCTTGAACTTGCGCATCTCGGACGTGCCATCGGCCTTGATCGCGGTGAAGGTCGCAGTCGGAATGCACGGGTTATCGACCAGCGAGACCTCGTGCGGATCGGCCGTATATCGGGTCACTCCCTCGTTGGCAGGATCGGCCCACCGCTTGACGTACTTGCCGCCGATCGAGAAGCCGGTGTAGACGCCCTCCTCCACTTTCTTCCATTCGGCCTCATCGACCACCTTCGCGCACGTCTCGATCTTGAGCGCGGTGTCGTTGAACACGATATCGGTGAGCTTGCCGGCCGCAATCGGCTGGTGCATGGAGCGCAGGTTGCCGACGCTCTTACCGTCCGTGTTCTTGGCGATCTCGCCCGACCACTTCTCGAACAGGGGCTTCGACGACGCATAGTCGAACATCTCCTTCGACTTGTCGACGATCTCCTCCGCCATCGTCCCGTACACCAGGCGCTTAGCGACATCGATCTTCGTGATCGGCACAAATATTTGCAGGTTGTCCACGGTGTCGTCTCCTTTGGAGAGCGCGGCGTCGCCGCCGTTGAGCACGATCACGGCCTTGTCGGCCGCATCTATTTGATCGAGGAGTTTTCGATCATCGTCGGCATACATTCGCTTGTCCCACCTGTCCGCCGGCGGCAGGTTGGTGAGCACTTCAGCATCGATCTTTTTCATGGTCGGCCGAAGCGCGAGGCAATACGGCTCCCATGTGCCGCCCTGCGCTTCGACGTTCAGCTTCTCGACGCCGTTCGCGTGGTAGTGCGCGAGTCCCGGCGGCACCGAAAACTGGTCATAGGTCATGCCGGCGTTCATGCAGATGAGCTCGGCGCACTCATGCCGCTTGACGCTCTGGCGCGTGTTGACCGCCGCTACCTCTTTCGGAAGTTCTTCGTCCGGGTAGAACTCCGAACCGTCGATTGCCCGGCCTGCCGTCCACGGCACCGTGTAGCCTTCGACGTCGCGCATCTTCGCCGCCATTGCCTCTGTGGCCTCCATAAGACCAACAGGCAATTCATCGGCGGCCGTGAACCGCTCGTCGTCTCGCATCAGGGAGCGCGGATCGTGATCCGGCCGACGAGCCACGCGGCGAGCGCCCACCCGAAACCGGCGCAGAACCCGAAGATCAGGCAACCGAGCGCGAACTCGATGGACGGGTGGTCGAACATTGCATCACTCCTCAACGTCATAGACCAGCGTGCAGCGGCAACGCGGATGACCGGGTGGCGCGTCATCGCCACTCGAAAAGTCGTCTTCGAGCACGAGCGCCCCATCGTCCTCGTTCGGCTGACAGATTTCTTCGTCAACGAGATCGTCACCGGCGGTCAGCCACAGCTTTTTCATTCCGAGATCGAGCGTATCGCGGGCAGTGGTCGCCGCAATCAGCGACGATTGGTTGTTGGCGCGCGTGATCTCGGTGCGCGCAATCAACTCGGCACGGTCCTCAGAGAACGCGGTCGCCGTCTGCAAATTGTCGATGATGTCGCCGATTGCCAGATTGCCAGCGAGACTGTCCGCCAGATTCACGCGGATCATATCGCGGGTCGCCTCATCGATCCGGTACTCGGCGCGCACCGCCTCCACGAGCTCACCATCCGCATTGTAGCGCATCCCCACCATCTCGGCGGATCGCGCTCGAGCCCAGGCGGCCACGCGCTCATTGACTTGGTCGACGAGATCGCCGGGGTCGGAGACACCCAATTGGGCAATCAGCCCGCGTCCCGAGTCCTCGCCGATCTGCGCAAGAACCTCCTCGGTCACGTCAACCATCGTCTCCAGGCCGCTGAGGTCGAGAGACAGGGCGATGGTGTTCGCGATCTCCGCCGCCTGACGTGCTCGGTCTGCGGCGTAGTCTTCGTCGCCGGCGGCCTTCCCCAGCCGCTTGAGCTTTTTCCTAACCTGACCACTGACGTCGGCGCCGAGTCGCCGCAGCACCTTGGTGATCGACGTGGTGAGCTTGGTCACGGCCTTGCGCATGGCCGGCCGCGCGTAAGAGAGCGTTGCCACCCTCCGCGCTTTCTTCGCCAGCACGAAAGGGCGGCCGGATTGACCAGCCTCCGTCATCTCGCGGAAGTCGAAGACCTTGCTCGCTGCCGGGTCTTTGCCGGGCGGCACATCGCGCTCTTGCACACCGGGTTTACCGGCCGCTCCAGGCGCCGCGGTCTCACCCGGCTTCGCGCCGGGAAGCTGCGGCGGCCCAAGCTTGTCTTGCGCTTCGAGCTTGCCGTCGATGGTGTTGGCGCCGATCGGCACAAAACCTGTTGCCGTCTTGACCATGAGCACGTCGGCGGCCGGGTCATCGCTTGGGTCTTCGCCGAGTTTCTCGCGCGCCTGGTTGACGGTGAAGATGCCGTCTTCGGTATAGGCGGTGACGATGTCCTTTTGCTTTTCAGGATCGACCTCGCGATCATCCTGCCAGCGGAATTCGATGTCGTCGCTGCCGAAGCCCTGCGGGCTTTCGATGATGTCGTCGATCCAGCCCTTGACGAATTCCTTGTTCGGCTCGAGGCCTTCTTCGAGCGCGGCGTCGTGCGCGTTCTCGGCGGTGGCGCGGTTGACCTTGGTAATGAATGGTTCTGGCGACACCGAAAACGCATAGCAGGTGATGCGCGCCAGCCATTCGTCGAACGGCCCACTGAGCGACGCATCCTTCGTCTGGATGAAGGTCTTGCCGACGCCGGCGGGCACGAACTTGGCGTGGCGCCGAGCCGCCGTGTTGCCCTCCAGCATCGTATCCCAGTTGACCTGGAAGGCGGCAATCTGTTCTGGCGTCCACGAGTCCGGTGCACCGATCAAGGACTCCGGGACGTTGCCCTCGGTGAAGTATTGCAGCGTGAACAGTTGGCGGCGCAGGGCAATGTTCACCGTCATCACGATTTGCTCGACCGGGCTGAAGCCGTAGGCCTTGTGGACGCGGCGGTTGCGCGGCCGGTACAGCATGTCGCGCTCGGTGTAGTTGAGTGCCGGCAGTCCTTTGAGCACCTGCTGATAGGCCGGCAACGGATAGGCGGGCGTCATTCCCCAATCGTCGATGACGCGCTTGATTGTGGCGCCGTCGATGGGCCGCAGTCCAAGCAGCTGGCCGCCGCGCGTGCGCTCGCAAAAGAGCGTGGGCGCGTCGATGACCAGCATGTCATCCATCAGCATCCGCAGCCAATTGCTCCAGCGATGGATATGATCCGGGCGCTTGAAGAATTTGGTGATCGCGTCGATCCTCGATTGGATCGCCGCCGGCACATCCTTTTTCCCTTCGCGGAGGTTTTCGTCGCGCGGCGCGATCGTCCACGGCAACCGCGAGAGCTGGTCCTTGCGCGTCTCGATAATCAGCGCCAAAAGATCGTAGGACTGCGCGAGCGCCCGCAACTCGGCAAAGCCCACGGCCTCGTATGCGCGCGGGCGCGTGACGACGTTGAAGCCGACCGGGAAGTCCCAGGTGCGACCTGTGACTTCGGGCGGCGCGAGCGGCTTGAGCGGATCCTGTGGCCCGAACCAATCGGCGCCGGTTCCGGTCTGGATGCCGCCGCCCTGGCGCAAGTTGTAGCGCACGGAAACGTTTGTCAGCGGCGTGACGGCCGCCGCGCGCGAGTCGCGCACCGTGTCATTCGCAGGATCGGCCATGTGTCAGGCTATTGTTTGTTGGCGGCCAATTTCGTGTCGGTGTGTTCAGACGTGCGTGCGGCCGCAATCAGGGCGCGGCCCATCTCGCGAGCCACCGGCGGCACAAACGCGTATGCGCGGTGAGACGCAATGCTCCGGTCGTAAGTGACGATCACGTGGCCGGTCATGCGGGTGACGCCAACATCCCACGTCTGCGGAATGATCGCGTGATCTTTACCGGCGCGGCCCCCGACTGCGTTGCGAGCCGCAATAAACCCGGCGGCAACCGTCTCGATGGTGTCGGACGGGAATTCGAGCGTGATGCCGGTGTCGGCGCCCGTCGCCAGCTTCACGATCACGGCGTTTGTGTCGGCCGACAATTCGACAGCAACCAGCGCCTTGATCGCAACACGCGCGTCAATGCTCATGCAGGCGGTCCCCGTCAACGCAGGCGGCGGCCCCGCGGTGTCATCTGCAGAGCCGCCACGCCGTCGTAAGGTCTTAAGCGGCGATCGAGTACGAGCAGGTAAATTCGTAATCGTTGATGCCGGCCGTTCCCGGTGCCGTGGTTGGCGCCACCGTGCGAGCCGTCGTGTCAACGGTCGCGCTTGCGGCTGTGTCGTCGGTGACGGCGCGTGCCCACGCGGTGACAGCGCCGGTGACCGTCGTGATGATCTTCGTCGCCTTGACCAGCGCGAAGTTTGCAACACCAGGCGCCGTCGAAATGCCGAAGTCGTTCGATGGGCCGATGCCGACAGTGTTGCCGGTGCCCGAACCGTTAGCGACGTAGCCCGACACCGTCGCCGAGGTCAGCGACGAATAGGCCCATTTGCTCTTGACGGTCGCCGAAGCGTTTTCGATGAGGCTGATATTTTCGGAGACAGCGTTGCCGTCCTGGTCGAATCCGACGAGCGCCAGGTTGCCAGCGGTGATCGCCGTCGTCGTCGTCGTGCCGATCACGATGCGGATCTGGAGCTTCCGCGCTTGCGGCGGCTGCGCGGCGATGGTCAGCGCCACGTTTGTTGGCGTCACCGCATTCACGACCGTTGTGAGGTCGGCCGGCAGCGGTGCCACGAACAACGATTTGATGACGGCGGTGAACGCCGGCTGGAATCCGGCGCGCATCAGCGCCTCGACATCGTCGGACGGCGCCGACACATAGCCGTTGCCGTCCACCGAATAGTTGGTCAGGGTCTTGCTCGACTGGATTGTTGCGCCAGCCAGCGCCGGGTTACAGAGTTTGACTAACGTCGTCATTGCGGTGATCTCCTGAATAGCTGCTGATCGAGGTCGCGCAGCTTTTGAAGCACTTCGGTTTCGGTTCCACCCTCGCGAAGTGCGGCGAGGCACTGCAATGCGACCGTGGCGACAATGCCAATCGGCAGATTGTTGATCGCGTCTCTTAGCTCGCGCGGCAGCGCATCAAACGCGCGATACTCCGCTTGGAGGGTGATCGTGCGCCGCAGCGGCACCGGGAGCGCCGCCAGTTGAGCTTCGATGCTATACATGCTGGAGCGTCACCCGCTCGGCGCCGATGCCACAGAGCGGCGCCACGTCATCGGCATGGACCACGACCAGGCCGCCGGCGCCGACGACATATGATCGCCCCTCCAGTCCGGAGATGTTTGATATGCCTTCCGGCATTTTCAGCGTGACGCCGCCGTTCGTGTTGGTGACCGGGCCCGGTAGCGCCGCCTGTTTTGCAACCGCGGCGAGCTCGCGCAGCTTCTCGGCGCCCATGCGGTAATACTCAAACACGCCCATGCCATCGACGTGCTGGACCATGAGCTCGGAGAGCGCCCATACCAGCGCGTCAACCCGATCTGGCGAGTAGCCTGCGGTCTTGCGATCGAAGTCCGACGTGAACGCGCACATCTGGTCTTCGAGGGTCGCGAACATGCCGACATGATGGACGAGGCCTTGCTCATACAGCGCCGATACCGGCTCTGCACGGATGACCTTGCCGCGTGAAGCGTGAACGGCCTTGTAGGGCACGTTCGCGTCGATCATGCGGATTGTCGCCTCGACCATCTCGCCGCCGTTGTTGACCTCCGCAACGATGCGGTCGGCGCGCCGCGCCTTGAAGATCGCGATCGCCTGGTTGGCCCACCCCGGATTGTTAGGGTCGGCGGACGCCGGCGGCATGATGCCGGAACCGTCTTCGAGAACGTATGCATGCCGGTCAGTGCCGACGCCCGCGGCGATGATGCCCGCCTCATCCGAGTCTTCGCCGCTCGATGCGCTGGGGTCGATCGCGACCACGATGCGCACCAGCTGCGGGACCTCAGCCGGCTTTACCCGCAAGTCGTCAATGCGCGAGCGGTTCCAGAGCGCGCCCGGCACGTCATCGAGAACCTCGGCGCGGAGCTCCTGCCGGCCGAGACGCGTGCCCTCATACTTCGTGACGACGCGGGCAATAAACTTCGGCGCGAGGTTGCCGATGTTTTCGTACGTGGTGCCGACGGTCTTGACCGTACCGGGCTCGGCGATGATCGCCTTGAGCGCCTTGATCGGCTTCGGCGTCGTCGTGATGCAGACCTGCGGATTGTCGCCGATGCGCAACCCGAATTCGAGATTGTCCCACGTGTCTTGCAGGTAGCGCCACTTCGCGAGCTCGTCGCACCATGCGGCGCCGTGCTGCGGACCGCGGAGCTCGTCCGGCTCGGTCGCGTTGTAGAGCGACGCTACGGCACCGTTCGGCCAGATGAGGCGCTTCAACGACGGGTTATAAGTCGGCCGAAACTCCTTCGGATGAACCTGTAGGATGCCGCTGCCTTCATCGGCACCGAGCCCGTCGCCGACCATGACCTTGCGGGTATCAGCCGCCGTCTCGCCGACGAGCGCCATATGGCGCACTCGCCCGCGGGCGAGTGGCGTCGCGCCGCACATGAGATCGCGCACCCACTCGGCGCCCGAGCGCGTCTTGCCAAAGCCGCGGCCCGCCAAGATCAGCCAGATCGACCAGGCGCCGGGCGGAGCGAGCTGGTTCTTGCGCGCCCAAAACGACCAGTCGAATTCGAGCGCGTCTAGGTCTTCGTCACTGAGCGATTGCAGGAGATCTCGTCGCTCCAGCTGCGGCAGCGATGCCAGCAACTCGGCTCGAGATGCGTTCGCCGATAGAATCGAGTTTCCGGTTGACACGTTCGCGAGCACTCGACACCTCGACCGCGCTATCGACCCGTCCGCTGTGTTCGACGGAGGACTTGTTGGTCATGCCGAGCCAGTTGACGGCGAGGAATTGCGCCATCGAGACACCGGCCGAGTTCATGAGCTTGGACTGCTTGAGCATCTGCAGGCGGAGCCTCGCCTTGCCGACATTGACGCCGTTTTCCCAGGCGTCGCGATATTCCGGCTCCGAGAGGCGGCGCTTGATCGTCCGCAAGTCTATGGGAACACCGCCAAGCTTTTCGGACTGGCGAGTAATCATCGCCGCGATTTCAGCTATTGAAGCGCCAGCTTCCGCAAGCATTGCCAATAGTTGAAGATCAATTTCCTTTCGTGGCCGTCCCGTCTCACCTTCACTAATCGAAGTCTCGGAAGTTTCCATGAAGTAGTTCCGGCGTTATCCACTAGACTTCGTATTCTCTCGCGATTACGTCGATTTACTGGTACAATCGCGACTCAATCACGAGGAAGACTATGCTGGCACTCAACCCGGACGGCATATCGGTCAAAGGCTGCTCGATCCTCTATGGACCACGCGGGCAGGCGGGCGAATACGCGCCGCTGTCCACGAACCCGTACCGCGGCTGCGGTCACAAGTGCGCCTACTGCTACGTGCCGGGCGTCCTCCACATGGACCGCAAGGAATTCGACGCCGGCGCGGTGCCCCGCCCGAACTTCCTCGCGCTGTTGCGGAAGGACGCGGCGAAGTATCGCGAGCTCGGCATCACCGGGCAGGTGATGTTCAGCTTCACGACCGATGTCTACAACCCGTTCGACACGTCGCTCACGCGCGCGTGCATCGAAATCCTGATCGATCATGGGCTGGCGTTCTGCGTCTTGACCAAGGGCGGCACGCGCGCACTCGCCGATGCAGATCTGTTTCGCCCGACACACGATGCGTTCGCGAGCACACTCACGTCACTCGACGACGCGTTCTCCCTGAAGTGGGAGCGCGACGCGGCGCTGCCCACCGATCGGATTGCCGCACTCCGCGCGTTCCACGACAGCGGCATCTTCACATGGGTATCGCTCGAGCCGACGCTTGACGTCGAGAGCAGCTTGTCGATCGTCGAGGCAACGCATGAGTTCGTCGACCTCTACAAGGTCGGACGAGCCAATTACGTGCCGACGATTACGAACGTCGTGGACTGGAAAGACTACACGCTGCGGATGATCGACAAGCTGCAGCGGCACGGCACCGCGCACTACATCAAGAAAGACCTGCAGCGGTATCTTCCGCCCGGTTATCCGAACCCGCTGCGCGTGCCGCAGCATCATTGAAGTTGATCGCAAGCTGAAGATCAGCAGACCGAAGTATCAAAAGGCTCGGAGTTTCGCAACTTTCATGGCATAATCAGGAGGCCTCAAACGAGGCGGGCCCCGACGGTG